GTGACAGATATTGATGGTAATACATTAGTTTTGTTTAACTATGTCGAGAAGCATGGTATGCCATTATTTGATTTAATAAATACTGCTATAGGTGAAGATCGTAAGGTATTCTTTGTTCACGGTTCAACTGATGTTGATGATCGAGAAGAAGTTAGATTTATTACTGAACAAGAAAATAATGCTGTAATTATTGCATCTTACGGAACCTTTAGTACTGGCATTAATATCAAAAAACTTCATAACATTATCTTTGCTTCTCCATCTAAATCACGAGTAAGGAATCTACAATCTATTGGTAGAGTATTACGTAAAGGAGAAGGAAAAGATATTGCTACTCTTTATGATATTGCTGATGATATCTCTTCTAACTCAAGACAAAATTATACTTTAAATCATTTAGTAGAAAGAATTAAAATTTATGAAGAAGAGAATTTTAAGTACGAAACAATTAAAGTAGACTTAAGATAACAATGGAAGAAGAATTTTATTCAACTATTAAACTTATTTCTGGTGAAGAAATAATTGCTAAAGTATGTTATCTTCCTGAAGAGAATTCTTTATTGTTAGACAATCCAATGACTGTTGAGGTTGTTAAAAATAGATCTTCTCAGGAAGCATTCATATTAAAAGAATGGATTAAGTCAAGTTATGATTCCATGTTTATTATTAAAATGGAACAAGTTATTACTATGACTGAATTGGATAAGAAAGTAGAAATATTTTATTTAAAAAATTTATCTGGTGAAGATACTATAGATCTAGATACTGTTAATGTTAAACCTAGACAGTTTAGTAATCGTATGGGTTACTTAGGATCTGTAAAAGAAACTAAACAGTATCTAGAAGATATATTTAATAAGAGTTAATAGTATCTAATAATTAATAGATATAATAATCTTTAACCCCCGACAGAGTTATTCTACTGGGTTTTATGGGATTTGTCAACCCCTTGACAACGACTATGACCTGTGGTATGATGGTTCTAACACAATTATATTTGTAGATGATGAACTATGGCGAAAACAAAAAACAAGGAGTTCTATGTAAACAATAAAGAATTCTTACAAGCACTAATTGAATATCGGGTAAAAGTCAAGAAGGCAAAGGAATCTGATCTTCCTCGCCCCATAGTTCCGAACTATATTGGTGACTGTTTTTTGAAGATTGCTACTCATCTATCATACAAACCAAACTTTGTCAACTACATGTTCCGTGAGGACATGATCTGTGATGGCATTGAGAATTGTTTACAGTACATTGATAACTTTGATCCAGAGAAATCACAAAATCCATTTGCATACTTTACTCAAATTATTTGGTATGCTTTCTTGAGGAGAATTCAAAAAGAAAAGAAACAACTTGAAATCAAAAATAAAATTCTAGAAAGATCTGGTTACGATCAGGTCATGCATACAGATGACTATGGATCTGATATGGCAGGTATGAATCATAACTATTCTGATATGGGTAGTATCAAGGAAAACATTGAAACACGAATGAATCGATGACAGTAGCACTTATCACTGATCAGCATCTTGATGGTAGAAAAGGAAGCATTGCTTTCTGGGAGTACTTCAACAAATTTTATGATGATGTATTTTTTCCTACGCTTAAGAAGCAAGGAATATCAACAGTTATCGACCTCGGAGATACTTTTGATAATCGTAAAAACATTGATTACAATGTTTGGGCTCGCATTCGTAGGAATTACTTTGATCGTCTTGCCGACAGCGGAATTCAAGTTCACATGATTCTGGGCAATCATTGTGTGTATTATAAAAATACAAACGAAGTTAATGCACCAGATCTTCTACTTGATACTTACGATAACATCACTGTTTATTCTAAACCAACTACGGTCGAGATTGAAGGAACAGATATCCTAATGCTTCCTTGGATCAATAATGAAAATTATGATGAAACAATGGATGCAGTCAAGAACACCCCAGCTAAGATTGCGATGGGACATCTTGAATTGAATGGATTTGAAGTTACTCCTGGTATGCTTCATGAAGGCGGAATGGATCCAGACATTTTCTTTAAATTCAAACAAGTTTTTTCTGGACACTTCCACCATAAGTCAAGTCGTGGAAACATTACTTATCTTGGTAATCCTTACCAGATGTTCTGGAATGACTACAAAGATCCACGAGGATTTCACCTTTACGAACCATCAACTAACAAACTGAAGTTCATTAAAAATCCATACGAGATCTTCAAAAAGATTTACTATGATGACAGCACTAAGCAAGAAATTAATCTTGAAGAATACACAAACACTTATGTAAAACTTGTTGTAGAAAACAAAACTGATTTCTATGCTTTTGAAAAACTTGTAGAATCTCTTTACAATTCCAACGTCCTTGATCTTAAAATCATTGAAACAATGGTAGAAAAGGACAAGAAAGATATTGACATTAATCTTGAAATTACTGATACGCTTTCACTATTAAATGAATATATCGATGAAGTAGAGATGTCTGTAAATAAAAACGATTTGAAGTCAGTTATGAGATCCCTATATATTGAAAGTTGTGAAGTAGTATAATGTATATCCTCACACTCAAAGATAAACCAGACGGCGTATTCTCAGTCATTAGTGACGAAGGAGAACAAATTATTCCTATCTTTGAATGTGAGGATGACGCAGAACGTTATCACATGCAAATGGAGATGATTGAAGATTATCCCAAGATGCAAATTTATGAAATTGAAGAAGAGGTTATTATAAACGCTTGTGAAGAGCGTGATCAAAAATATGCTATAATAACCATCGATGACTTCCTGATCCCACCAAAAGATTTACGATGATTACATTTAAAAAGATTCGATGGAAGAACTTCCTTTCAACTGGGAATGTCTTTACTGAGATTGATTTGACTAAAAATAAGACAAATCTTATTGTTGGTAAAAACGGAGCAGGTAAGTCAACCATCTTAGATGCGTTGACTTTTTCACTCTTCGGAAAGCCATACAGAAAAATTAATAAACCTATGCTGGTCAACAGTATAAATTCTGCTGATTGTATTGCAGAAACAGAGTTTGATATTGGTAATAATGAATTTAAAATTGTTCGTGGTATTAAACCTGCTGTGTTTGAGATCTGGCAAAATGGGGTAATGCTTGATCAAAGTGCATCTTCTATTGATCAGCAAAAACAGTTGGAACAGAACATCCTCAAGATGAACTACAAATCTTTCACTCAGATTGTGGTTCTTGGATCTTCTAATTTTATTCCATTCATGCGATTGCCTGTTGCATCACGTAGGGAAATCATTGAAGACATTCTTGACATCCAGATCTTTTCTGTGATGAATTTAAATCTAAAAGATAAACTTAAGTTTGCTAACGATGATATCAAAGAACGTGACTATCAACTCGATATGCTTTCGGAAAAGATTGAAATGCAAAAAGCATTTATCAGTGATATCGAAAAGAAAAATGAAGATGAGATTGAAGGAAAGAAAGCAAAGATAGATGAGTTTAGAGAAGAGCAAAGAGCACAAGATCTTTCTGTTCTTGAACTCACTAAAAAAGTAGAAGATCTAACTAACGAGTGTCAAGAGTATCAAGATGCTTCTTCTCGTATGAAAAAACTTACTACACTCAAAGGTAAGATCCAACAGAAGTTTTCTACTCATCAAAAAGATCATCAATTCTTTTCTGAGAATGAAAGTTGTCCTACCTGTGGTCAACATATTGATGATGAACTGAAGCAGGAAAAGATCTCTAAGATCATGAATTCAATTACTGAACTCAATAAAGGGTTTGATGAGATCAAAGAAACTATTGAACAGGAAGAGACACGCCAATCTAAATTTGTAAGTTTGCAATCTGAGATCAATGATTACAATGCTAAGATTAATTTCGCTCGCACTACAAATGACAGGATCGAAAAGCAGATCAAGCAACTCCAACAAGAGATTGCTAACATCAAGAATCAATCAGGTTCGGAAGGTGAAGCGTATGCAAAACTTGATGAGTATGAACAAGAGCAGGCAAATCTAAAGAAACAGTTAAGTATTGTTAAGGAAGAGCGAGAGTGTTTGCAAACTGCTGCTATACTGTTAAAAGATAATGGTATCAAAACCAGAATTATCAAACGTTACCTACCTGTAATGAATAAACTCGTTAACGAGTATCTTCAGAACATGGACTTCTATGTTAACTTTACTTTAGATGAAAATTTCGAAGAGACAATTAAATCAAGATATAGAGACATCTTCTCATATGAATCATTCTCAGAAGGAGAGAAAGCTCGTATTGATATTTCTCTTTTGCTTACTTGGAGAGCTGTTGCTAAGCTTAAGAATAGCGTTGACACTAACCTCCTCATCCTCGATGAAATCTTTGATGGGTCTTTAGACACAAGTGGTAGTAGCGAACTAGGATGGATTTTGAGAAACTTTGATAGTAATACAAATGTATTTGTTATCAGTCATAAAGAAGGAATGGAAGATAAGTTTCATTCTACCTGGCATTGTGAGAAGGTTAAGAACTTTTCCTACGTCAAGGAGACAACTTTTGAACTGGCACAGGAGGGGTGACGCCCTCCTTTTTTATGGTCTATACTGACTTCAGTTCAAGCGAAACCCATGTCTGTTAACCACGAAGTCAAAGGCAACCTTGCCAAACTGCTTGCCACCGAGAACCTTGTGATTGAACACAAGAAGGTTGCCACTGCATCGTTTGATGTGGTCAACCGTGTTCTGGTTTTGCCTATCTGGGATCGTGCCTCTAGCACTGTGTATGACCTGCTGGTTGGTCATGAAGTTGGTCATGCTCTCTACACCCCTGCCGATGATTGGCGTGAGTGTCTGACTCAACCTATCCCTCCTGATTATGTCAATGTGATCGAGGATGCTCGCATCGAGAAACTGATGAAGCGTAAGTATCCTGGTCTTCGTAAATCTTTCTACAATGGTTATCAAGAACTGAATGATTCTGATTTCTTTTCTATTGCTGACGAAGACATGAACAAAATGTCTCTCATCGATCATATTAATCTGCACTTCAAAGTAGGTAACTTTGCTCTCATTCCTTTTAGTAATGAAGAGCAACAGTTTGTTGAGATGACTGAAGAAGCAGAAACTTTTGCTGATGTTCTTACTATCTGTGAGCAGATTGTCACTTTCCTGAAGGAAAACTACAAAGAACAACAGAAGATTGAATCTAATTCTGAAGTAGAAATTGTTCAAGGTGGAAACGGAGGATCATCTGAAATTCAATCTTCTGGTAGTAGTTTCACTAACGAAGGTTTTGGCGATGATACTGATGGTGAACAGCAACAATCTGAAAACTCTACTCAAGGTGATGAGCAATCTCCTACTAACGGAAAGAAAGGTGGTGGTCCTGCTGACCAGGAAATTTCTAAGACCCAGCGTTCATTTGATTCCGAACTGGAATCTCTTACTGATGTCACTGCACACGAAACCGATTATGTAGAACTGCCTAAAGTTCACATTGACAAAGTGATCGTTGATCACAAAGTTTTGAATGAGTATATTAGTGCTAAATTCCACGAAGAGTTTTTGCTCAAGCAGAAGTATTGGGGTGATGTTTTCCAGGATGTAGATTCTGAGTATCGTAAGTATAAGCAAGAAGCAGTTAAGGAAGTTAACTACCTCGTGAAAGAGTTTGAGTGTAAGAAATCTGCTGATGCCTATGCTCGTTCATCAACTTCTCGCACTGGTGTGCTTGATACCAAGATGCTTCATACCTACAAATTCAACGATGATGTATTCAAGAAAGTTTCTATCGTTCCTGATGGCAAGAATCATGGTCTGATCTTTATTCTTGATTGGTCTGGTTCTATGTCTGATTATTTGCTTGACACTGTGAAGCAACTGCTTAACCTTGTGTGGTTCTGTAAGAAAGTTCAGATTCTTGTGGCGTCTTGCTACTAGGGAGAACAGTCGTAATAATGCTTCCTACAATATTCCCAATGGACTTTCTCTTAGTGGAACTCCTTTGAATGAAAGCATTATTGCACTTCATGATATTATTCCGATGTTCAAAGATCGTGAGCATCTTCAAAAAGTGAATGTTGTTATTCTTACTGATGGCGAAGGTAATGGTCTTACTTATAATGTAGATATTCGTCGTAAGTATGGCTATGGTGGTGATCGTCTTGGAACTAATACTATCTACACAAACAATGCACTTCGTGATCGTAAAACTGGTCACGTATATCGTAACTTCAGTGATGACTACAACCACTCGTTGACTACTATCTTGCTTGAGAATCTCAAGCATAATTTCCCTTATGTCAATCTTATTGGATTTCGTATCATGGGTGGTTCTGAATTTAGTTATCTGTATCGTGGAATCAATGATCTTCAGCGTTGGGGTGATCATCCAGATCTTACCAATGCTCTCAAGCACTGGCGTAAATTCTATTCGTATGAATTCAACGCTATCGGTTACGATGCTTTGTATGCTCTGTCTTCTTCTAAACTCAACCAGGAAGCTTCGTTTGAAGTTGCTGACAATGCCAGCACTGCCGCCATCGGCAAGGCATTTCGTGATATGATGAAGACCAAGCGAACGAGCAAGAAGATCCTTTCTTCGTTCGCCACACTGGTCAGTTGAGCAACTGTCCACTCCGCCTCGACCTGAGGCGGAACCTGCCTTATACTATGTTCATCCCAATCAACGGAGCCTTTTGTTATGCCTCGCATGTCTAACATCAATCTCGACGAACTGACTGCTTTCATTGCCGATAACTTCGGTAATGACTTTGGAAGCAATGCCATCATCGCTGCTTCTGATCACTTTAACTCTTCTTATCCCACTATCTCCAAGCGTCTTGCTCAATACAAAGTTGGGCATGGTCGTTGGTCGCTGACTGCTGATCAACTGGAAAAAACTTTCAATGCTCCTGCTGTTGAACCTGCTATTGAGGTTGTGGAAAAAGTAAACCTTGTTCCTGAAAAAGATGCTAACTTCGTCAGCTTTGGTAACTTCAGTGATGTTAAGAAAATTCTTTCTTCTGGGATCTTCTATCCTGTTTTCATCACTGGCATGTCTGGTAACGGTAAAACTTTTGGTGTTGAGCAAGCATGTGCCCAACTTGGTCGTGAACTGATTCGTGTAAACATCACCATTGAAACTGATGAAGATGATTTGATTGGTGGTTTCCGTCTTGTGAATGGCAACACTGCTTGGCACAACGGTCCTGTGATCGAAGCACTTGAGCGTGGTGCTGTTCTGCTTCTTGATGAGATCGACCTCGCATCTAACAAGATCATGTGCCTCCAATCTATCCTGGAAGGCAAGGGAGTGTTCTTGAAGAAGACGGGTCGTTACGTAAAACCTGCCAAAGGATTTACCATCATCGCTACTGCTAACACCAAAGGCAAAGGTTCTGATGATGGTCGCTTCATTGGCACCAACGTTTTGAACGAAGCATTCCTTGAGCGATTTGCTCTCACCTTTGAACAGGACTATCCCACTCCTAAGATCGAGCAAAAGATTCTTGAGAAGCTTTCTGCAAAGCTGGGCTGCCTTGACGAAGAGTTTTGTGAGCGTCTTGCTTTTTGGGCAGATCAAATCCGTCGCACGTTCAAAGATGGTGGTGTTGATGAAGTGATCTCCACTCGTCGCCTGACTCACATCATCCGTGCCTATAGCATCTTTGGTAAGCGTATGAAGGCAATTCAAGTTTGTGTGAATCGTTTCGATGATGAAACCAAAGAATCGTTCATGTCTTTCTATGATAAGATTGATGGCAAAGTAGAGGAAAATGAAGACGCACCGTTCTGAGTTTCATGGATATGTAGGAAACCTCGCCGTTCTTAACAGCGGCGAGACCGTTCAAATCCTTGGTGGACATCACCTTAAACTGTTCGTAAAAACACTTGACGGCACGATCAAAGAGTGCTATCATAGTGATCTATCTTATGTAATGGAGGAATGACCATGCAGTGGAAATACAACGAGGATAAGATCCTCAAAGATATTGAAGAATATATCATCAGCACTTATCACGGTCACTACTGTGGAGATGAGGATGGTTACAACGACATCCAAACTATTGACTTGATGGCAGCGAAGAAACTTGCCGCTGGGTTTTGTCAAGCAAACATCCTTAAGTATGGCAGCCGATATGGCGATAAGGATGGACTTAACAAGCGAGACCTGCTCAAAGTTATTCATTACGCCATGCTGCTGCTTCACTTTGACAACCACTATACTCGCACTCAAAACGGTCTCCAGGAGTTTAAATGAGTAAAGTAACTATCTCTCAACAGACGATGGTGGTTCTGAAAAACTTTGCCACCATCAACGGTTCTATCTTGATCCGTGAAGGCAACCAACTCAAGACAATCAGCGTTGGTGAGAATGCAGTTGCTCAATACACCTGCACAGAAACATTTCCACAGACCTTTGGTATTTACGATCTAAACCAATTCCTTGCTGGACTTACACTGTTTGATAATCCAGTTCTTGATTTTGAAAACAGTCAGTATGTAACCATTCGTGGTGGCGGTCGTAGTGCTAAGTATTATTTTTCAAGTCCTGAAATTACACTAAAAGCAGCACCCGAAAAGAATATCAATTTTCCTGGTGCTGATATGGAGTTTATTATTCGTCAGGAAGACATTACAGCATTACAAAAAGCAAGTGCTGTGTATGGCATTGCTGATCTTAAGTTCCATTCGGTTGGAGGATCTGTTATCCTCAGTTTGGTTGACAAAGAAAATGAAACTAGCAATGTATTCTCGCTCGAACTTCCTGGAGACAATACTGGTGAGTATGAGTTTTTCATGAAGATGGAAAATATCAGGTTGCTTCCTGGTGATTACCAAGTTAAAATTTCTAAGCATCTAATTACAGAATGGAAACATTCTGGAATTGATCTCCTTTATTATATTGCTCTTGAACCTTGATGAATAAGAAATTTTTGTGGGTGGAAGAATATCGTCCTCATGCTATTGAGGATTGTATTCTTCCAGTGAATATTAAAAACTCGTTTAAAGCATTTATTGAACAGAAAGAGATCCCTAATCTTCTCCTTTGTGGTTCTGCTGGTGTGGGAAAGACCACAGTTGCCAAAGCGGTATGTGATGAGATCGGAGCGTCCTACATTGTCATTAACGGTTCGGACGAGGGACGCTTCCTTGACACTGTGAGGAACAAGGTCAGGCAGTTCGCTAC